TCGCGCGCGCCCAGCGAGAAGCAGATCGACTCCGCGCGCAGCGGCTCGATGATCGCCGTCATCACCTGGGGCGGGACGATGAAGCCGCCTGCCGAGTCGACGCCGGTCGTCATGGCTCGCGTGGCGATAAAGACCTCGCGCTCGACGCCGGCGCGGGTCCAGTCCTTCGTCCCGATCGCGTAGGACGCGCGGCTGAGGCTGAAGTCCTTCTTGGCGTCGCCGCTGGGCTCGCTCCCGGGCAGGGAGAAGGTCGGCCACTGGAGCGACACCTGACGCTTGAAGGCGTTCAGTTCGTCCGCGAACTTCTTGAGGAGGTTCTCGGCCTTCTCGTTGTCGCGCTGCTGCCACTCCTTCTGGAGTTCGGTGATGGCCTGCGCGGCCAGGCTCTTCAGCAGCGCGGGGTCGACCAGCTTCGGGTCACTGACCAGTTCCGTGGGCATGGGATGAGTGCTCGGGCTTCGTCGCGGCCGCGCTCAGCGCAGCCCTGACGGCCGTGGAGATGCGCTCCTCGGCGGTGTCGTCGGTGACGGACTCCCGACTCGTCCCGGCACTCATCAGGGCGGCACTGGTGGTCGCGGCATCCCCGTCGGTCTGCCCCGCACCCTCCGCGCCCTTGGTCACGCGTTCTGAGGTCTTCGAGTTCTGACTCAGGGCGGCACGCGCCTCCCGGAGCTCCGTCGTCGCTTCCTTCATTGCACGGGTCGCGGCGGAAAGCTCTTCGCGTACTACGCGAGAGGGTTCGATTTCCGGGGCCTGCTCCTTCGCGCCCTTCAGCCAGGGCAGGTCCGCCGACTGCGGCACGATCGTGCGCGCCGCGCCGTAGGTGTTCTTCAGCCAGGTCTCCTCGGTGACCTCGAGGGCCTTCGAGAAGCGCTCGGCCATCGCGGGCTCGAGCTGCCCGGCCTTGACCATGTCGCGCAGGACGAGCAGCGTGCGGTCCAGGCTCTTCCGCTCCTGGGCGTAGGGGTTCGCCGGGATCGGCGTGACCGAGAGCTCGAGCAGCTCCTGCTCCTCGTAGATGAAGCTCCAGGCCTGCAGCGCGGGGATCTCGTCGCGCTCTTCCTGGGTGGCGAAGCGCATCGTCTTCGGGACGAACCCGACCGAGACGCCGGGCATCGCCCCGCGCTCCATCAGCCGCTCGACGAACGCGACGTGCTTGCCCCACTCGGAATCGCCGAAGACCTCGGGCTCGAAGACCTGCGAGATCGTGACCAGCGCGCGGCTGCCGTCGTCGAGCTTCTGGTTCTTCTTCGCCGAGTTGACGAGGCCCATCGTGCCCGGCGCGCTGTTGTGGCCCCAGAGCAGCGGGACCTTGCCCGTCTTCATCCGCAGCAGGTCCCAGCCCGATTGCTTGATGATGTCGCCCATGCCGTCGACGTTGTCGGTGCTGGCGTTGTGCTCGTACGTGCGCTCGTCGGTCTTCTTGACCTCGCGCTCGAGGAACCGGTAGTGCATCGAGCTCGCGTCGCCCTTGATGGCGCGCAGCTCCTCGATCGGGATGGTGGCGAGCTCCTGGTTGCGGGCGAGGCCGGCGAGCACGCGTTGGACGAGGATGGGATCGATCTTCATGGGGTCAGTCCTTCTGCACCGCGCGCGACGCACAGCGACAGTTGATGGTTGTCCCGGCCGGCGCATCGGGGTCGCTCGGGTACTTGAGACCAGGGTTGCTTGCGTGATCGAACTCCTGCCCGACCGGCGCCGTCTTGCCGTCAAGGCTGAAGTGTGAGAACTCACTGTCCTCGTACGGCCCGCCTGGCGTGCCGCGCACGGCTGCATCGCCGCTCGTGACCCACTCGGTCTCGTCCACGCCCGCGTCCTGCATCTGCATGAAGCGCGCGCCGTTCGAGGCCTTCGCCGTCTCCGTGCGCGCGATCGTCAGCGCGCGGCCCTCGCGGTCGGAGAAGCTGCCCTTGAGAGCGTCGGTGAGCTCGGGCAGGACCTCGACCAGTGCGCTCTGCAGGTCGCCCGTGCTCGAGGCCTTCGACAGCTCCTCGACCAGCACCCCGCGCACCCTGTCCGCCAGCGAGCTCGTATGGCCCTCGGCCAGCTTCAGGAGCTGGGTGTTCAGGAAGCTCAGCACGCGCGGATCGGTGGGTGCGAGCAGGTCGGCCCCGAGCTCTTCCGCCATGTCCTGCAGCGAGATATTGAAGATCGAGCGCAGGTGCGGCTCGAAGGCGGTCTGCATCTTCTGCGACCACTCGGAGCGGTCGATCAGCAGCTTCTCCACCTCGGCCACTGTGACGTGGCGCGGGGGCTGCTCGCCGCCGAGCTCGTCGCTCTTCGTCGCCGGCGCGGTGTCGAGTCCCTTCCCGGTCTCTGCGTACGCGCGGATGCGCGCGAGCTGCGCGGCCTCGTACTTGCGCCGCCAGCCCTTCTTGCCGAGGTAGACCTTCTTCAGGCTCGCCTCGCCAGGCGCCAGCGTGGCCTTCTCGTGGGCCTTCCAGTATTCGCGGCGCTCTGCGAAGGCCTCCTCGGCCGCGTCGCGCTCGGACGGAGCCTGCTCGCGTGTGGCGGCCTCTCCTGCGGGCTCGAGGTCCTTGCCCTCGTCGTCCTCCGGCTGGGGCGGATCTGCTGCAGGTGCATCGCCAGCGGGCGGGGGTGGTGCACCAGGCGCGGGTGCGGGCTCCGGCGGCTTCTCGTTGATCCCCGCGACGATCTTCTTCGCCTCGGCCTCGTCGATGCCCGGGAACGCCGCGAGGATCAGCGCGACCGCGCCCTCGGGCGACAGGGTCCCGTCGCTCACCGCGGCGACGACCTCGAGCAGCGAGCTGATCTGCGCGCCGTTCAGCGCCGTGTCCTGCACCGGGGTTGCGGCGCCCGCAGCGAGCGTCGGGTCCGCGTTCGGATCCGCAGGCGCATCCACGGGCAGCCCCTGTCCATCCTCGCCGGCGATCGCCTGGATCGGGACCAGCGTGCCAGACACCAGGCGCGTGCCCGAGAAGGGCATCTTCGAGACGTCGGTCTCCAGCCCCACGAGCTGCATCGCTTCGTCGAGCGAGAGCCCGATGTTCATGCCGGCCAGCTTCGCCGCGAGCTCGTAGAGCCCCGACTTGTCGTCCTGCAGCGCCTTGATCTTCCGCAGGTCGAAGCGCGCGACCATCTTCGAGGCCAGCGGCTCAGCCAGGCGCGGGAGGAAGAGCTTGTTGATCCCGTCCTCGACGCTGCGCAGGTAGCTGCAGATCCCGTTCCCGCCCTTCCAGAAGAGCTCGATGCACTGCTCCATGTTCGAGTAGGTCGCCTGCTCGAGCACGCCGATGATGGGCAGCGGGACGCCCAGCACGCCCGCGATCTTGTCGCGGATCCAGGCCTGGAGCGTCCTGAACTCCATGTCCTTGGGGGAGAGCTTGTTCGCCTTGTACTCGACGCCCTGGCCGGCCAGCACGGTCCAGCGCCCCGCGTTGTCGACCGAGAGCTTCTCGTTGGCCTCGTTCTCGGTCGCGTTCGCCTCGTCGGCCGCGAGCGGCGCGTCGATCAGGATCTGGCCGCCCGGGTCGCCCGAGTGCTTCAGGATCGCGCGCTGGTACCGCGTCGCCTGCCACTCCAGGTCGATGTCCGATAGGCACGCGTCGACGTCGCCGAGGCCACGGATCGGGTCGTCCGGGTCGTAGTCCTTGAACTGCACCACCGCGGAGGGCGGCGCGGTGATCAGCGTCCCGCCCATGGTGAAGCACCAGGCGGTCGGGACCCCGATGCCGTTGAGGATCGGGACCACGAGCCCGCCGCGCACGGGCACGATGAAAACCGGCACGGTGGCCTGCCCGAGCAGCGCGAACGGCATCGGCTTTCCGTTCAGGTCGATCAGGAACCAGAAGTCCTCGCCGTCGAGCTTGCGGTGGATCGCCCCCGCCTCGAAGAACTGGGACATCGTCTGCCAGGGATTCGGCCGATCGAACAGCGCGACGAGCGGGCTGTCCTTCGAGGTCACCAGGCGCGCGTTCTTGTCCTCGCTCGGGTCGCCGATCCAGAGCTGCAGCGGGACGCTCGCGACGGCGTTCGCGATGGGCCGCAGGCACGCGTGCACCCAGCCAGACTCCGAGTACGGCGATGTGATCTTCTCGCGGGTCTCGTACCCGTTCGCCATCCCCAGCATGGATCGCCAGCCACCGCCGCCCATCGATCGCGCTCGGACCAGGGGAGCGCGCGCACCGGGAGCCTTCGCGCGCGCGGATCCCGTGCGCAAGGGGATTGTCCAGGACGGCATCGCTGTGGCAGGCTAGGGGCATGCACACCGATCCGGTTCTCGCGTAGTACGCGAGAGAAAGAGGGCACTGGGGATGCCTGACCAGGATCTACCCGATGGGGATCGGGAGCCGCGCCCTCGTCGGCTGGTGCGCTACAAGGCGATGGTGCACCTGCGCATGGAGCGCGACGGGTTCCGGGACGTGTTCAGCGCCGCGCGGCTCTCGGGCGCGACATCAGCCTCGAGCTGGATGCGTCGCGTGATCAGGAAGGCCGCGGTGCGCGAGATCAACCGACACCGCGGGCAGCAGCGGGGCTTCGGCTAGCGCTGCAGACGGCGCAGCTTCTTCAGCGAGTCGACGGACATGATCACGGGCCGGACGTGGCCTCTCGACCAGGCGAGGCAGTCGGCGTCGAACTCGTCCGGCGAGCGGCCGTACTTCTTGTGGAGGTCCTGCTTCGACTCGGCGACCGCGACCGCGGTTCCGCCTGCGCGCACCACGTCCTTGTAGGTCTGCCACTGCGCCTGGCGCCAGCTCTCGGCGTACTTGCGCGGGATGCGCGCGAGGCCCTCCTGCATGGCGCGGCGCAGCACGTAGACCAGCTCGGCCTTCCGGTTGGCGAACTCGACCTGCCCGGTGAGCTTCTTCCACTCGCCGCGCGCGCTCGCACCGACGTCGACCGCGTCGATGTAGTAGCCCTTGCGGCGCAGGGTCGAGACCGGGCCCTTGCCAACGCCCGTCGCGTCGATATGCACGTTGCGCGCCGGCACGGGGTGCCCCTCGTGCCCGTACTTGTGGATGG